GAAATCCTTGAGAATGGTCCCAGATCACTCAGTCAGGCATACCTACTCGGAGCAATGAGATACAAATACGGAAAGACACAATAAGAAGTGTCACACTGGGGGCGAAACCGCCCCCTTTTGCTTCTATAATAACAGCAGTTAAAAAAAACAAATGTCTCGCACGAGAATGACAGACGATCAAATTATCAACGATCTTAAAAACACATTCGGCACTGAGTTCACTGCTGCTGATGTTCGTGGTTACTGTGCATCTCACAGCGTATCCTATCCTACAGTTACTCGCCGTCTTGAGGAATATAAAGTTGGTCGTGGTAAGTGGAATCTAGAAGTAACAAAAGAGACAGTAAAGGAATTAGAAGT